AGATTGACTCCAGTAATGCTTTAGAGGCGTTGATTTCGTCTGCTAAAATTCGATGCGCAGTGGCCGAATGCCACTGATAATCGTCGTCATGAATTGGATATAGAGCTGCGTAGACAAGTGTTTGAAGTTGGTCCCGCAGCTTGGCGTTCTCGCGTGTCAACCGGTCAATATGGTTGATCTGCTGAGTGTGACTGTCGATGTCGCAAAAGTTAACGCTCATCGGTCGTCTCCCATGGCCAGGCTACGAACCTTTGAACAACTGATCATGGCTTGTGACAACAGAACTCTGGCTTCTTCGATCGTTGTCTGAGGACGGTCGAGCAGGTTGTTGATGGCTTGCAGGTCCTGATAGTTCAGGTCCAGCCATCTGGCTCGGTTCTCTTCACGTGCCTGACGATCCAAATGGAACCGTTCGGAAAGTTCGTTGGCCATGCGTTCTTCCTCCACCTGGTGGTTGTCATAATCCCTCAGCCCGTCACGAAGACGGGTCTGATGGTCAGCAGATAGATCTTGATCAAGTAAGACGTTCATTTCGGTGACTCCAGCAAAGAGTTGTTTCGAGAGACACAGTTGTCTGGCTCGCGTAATAGAAAGATATCTGAATATCTAGTTAGCGTCAATACTAAAAACTGGAAAGCTGAAAAATTATCTGGATATTTAGTTTTCTCAACTCTTCTCAAGGCCCCTTTTCTCATGCCATTCTCAACCGCACTTAAGAATTCTCAGGTTTTTCGTAAGTCTTTACTAAGTAAGATTCTCAACTTTTCTCAAACGTTTCTCAGTGCGAATTCTCAATTCAGCAGGGGTATATATATACCCCGCTGAGAATTGTCCTGAGAACGACCTCAGAACTGATCATTCTCAGGGGCAATCGTAAAGACCGGAATCTCTTTCCCAGAGAAGGTGGGCTTCATGTATTTGATAACCAAGCCATCCACAATAAGTTCGTCAATCGCTCGGTAGGTCGTTTTATCGTTGTGGCCTTTCTCAACCACGGCATCAACGATGGTCTTTTTCGTAGGCTCCGTGGAGCCGTAATTCTTAAGGTATGCCAAGACGGCATCTTTGGCACGGCCTGAGGCCGTTTTTAACTTTGCATCACCGATATCCGAATTAGGGCAGGTATACTCCCAGCCGCACTCGCCTTGACGGCCTTGGATGGCTGGAAGTGCAAAACGATTCCAGCGAGCCTTCACCGATCGGATTGTGATGTTTTGCTCGTCGGCTTCATCGGCTTCCATTCTGATAACGTGATCGCAGGTCCGACCCATGGCACGTCCCCAAGTTTCGCCCTGGCTGTTAAGGTGGCCGATCATGACTACCACAACATTCAAATCTCTGGCCAGTTCACGAAGTGGTTTGGCAATCTGTGCAACTTCCTGTGGATCAACCAACGGTCGCGAGGATGCCGCCATCAGAGTATCAATCACAACCATGCCGACCTTGTACCTGGTGCACCAGTGGCGGATCATGGCCAGTGTGGATGGATCATCAATACTGGTAAAGTTGTAAGGGTCGTTTTGCGGACCTGTAAAAATCACGTTTTCGTCAGGCATTCCAAATGCCTCAGCAGTCATAGCGATCTGATCCCAGTGCGAATCAGAAGCCACAAACAGGACTTTTGCGTCAGGGTCCATTTCCGTCTTGGACCCGTCTGGCCATCTCATATCAAGAGACCATCTGCGAGCAAGATCCATGATCCATCGCGTCTTGCCAGTCCCTTCTTTGCCCTCGACCAGGTGAAGACCTCTCTGGATAAACCAGCCGACATTCTGTTCCTTGTTTCCCCAGAGCCATTCACGATCCTTCATCAGACTGCGAATATCAGCCGTGTTTGCGGCTTCGCCGATCCCCTCGAAGAATTCCACTGGCAAAGGCTCGGCTGATAGTTGTGGTGGAGCTGCTCCGTTGGACTTGGCGATCTGGATCAAACTCCCAAACCTAATTTGCTTATCGCCATCGGTTCGTTTGAAGGATCTGACCTTGACTCCACATTCGCCATCAACGTGCTTGTCATGACGTGCGGACCATTCCTCCCAAAGTTCAGCACCCTCTTCGCCAAACTTGTGACTTAGCGCCATGCCTACGGCAAGCCACTTGTCGTAGTCGGCAAGTTCAGTATCCAGATATCCTTGAGCAAGTACCGTTTTCGCCCATTCGTAATCACTGGAGACATTGCCGATGACTTTCGACGGTTCATCCTTTGCCTTCTCTGGTCGAGTGAGTGCACGCAAGATGGCTTGCTCTGCCGATTCAGGCAACGGGATTGGCTCCATAGGGATGGATATCCGTTTGCCTTCGCTTGGAGCACAGGCAACTTGACTTCCTTTGTCCGCCAAGCCCACAAAGATTTCGATTGAGTCTCCTGACGGAAGATAAATCTTCAGTTTGCCTTCACGATTCCAAGCCTTCATGATCGAGTCTGTCACGACAAACCAGACGTGAGCGCCCCCCTCAGTTCTGGACACCATCGAACGTGGCCAGTCGTCGGACCCAAACAAAAGCTGTGCCGCCTCTTTCCATGCGGTCGGCAGTCGCCTTGTATCCTTGTCTAAAGTATCAACGTCAATCACCACATGCCCTACCGGCTTGCATCCAATCCCAACATTGACTCCGTTTTGAAGGTACCTGACCAGCCGGTCCTTCCATTCGTCAGTCGTGATGTTCTGCCAGGCTTCACCAGCACCAGCCATTGGACGCTTGATTTTGCCCTTCTTATCCTCACCGTTGACGACCGGAAGCACGCCAATAGAGACGAGCGCCTCGAACGCTGCAAACAGATCGTTGCGAGCGCAGGCGTCAAAGTAATCTGGCCACGACATGGATTCAGCCTTTCTCTAATTTTGAGAGAGCCTGAATCGCTTCTCGCTCGGCCTTATCGTAAGGATCAATAAACCGTGGACCAGGCTCATCGAGCTGGCCACGGACGATGCCAAGGGGTAGTTCCCAAGTCAGTTTGGCATTGGTCGCCTCATCAGTTTTCATGGCTTGCTTTCCTGTTCTAACACTCTTGTATGGGCGTCTAAAAGAATCGCGTTGATTTTTCGAGACATGCTGGATCTGTCGTTGAACGCCATAGCCCGAACCCAGTCATATAAATCTGGTTTAAGATTCAACATGAAGCGATGTACACCCTTATCCTGAATCTTGGTTTGAGCCTTTTCAGTCTTATTCACGCAATCATTACTCCTTGTGGTTATAACTGGATGACTAGTTGTCAAGATATCTACTTTATATAGAAATGTCAACTCTAAGGGTTGTCATTTGGCTAAGTTCTGATAAAGTAGTAGATGCTTAGATATCTTTGACAACTAAAGAAGAGGTTCCCCAATGAGCACGGTTCGTGCTAGAAGAACGACAAGCCCTAAGGCCGAATCGCAAGATCGAGCCATATCATTTCGTGCACCCGATGAAGTTCACGGTGCACTTAAGCAAATAGCAGGTCGGCTCGAGATGTCCAAGACGCAAATTGATGGACGTGTGCCATATGAGCGAGACATCTTAGTATGGCTTGTGAGCGATCTGTGGATGGATGGCCCAGACAAGTGGGCTGAAAGATTGGTTAAAGCTCACGCAAACTATAAACAGTTTGTCCATGCCGACAACTAAGCACCGCTTCGGCAGGTGATCCGATAAAATGGTAGAAATCAGTCCTGAATGCCTTAAAATAGGCCACTCGCGATTCTCTTAATCAGCGGGTTGATGGTTCGAGTCCATCAGGGGGCATTTTTCCCAAGCCTTTTGAAAATAGTATGTTATATTCCCTCTGCCTCTTTGGTAACCAACCGAAAACAGAAGGAATAAAATGGTAGACTACCATTCTAACGAATTCTTTGAACTCATGGGACGCAAACGCAACTCCATACCAAGTTACATGTTACACAAGAAAACCGGCAGTGCTCGCACTTGCTGGGGTGATGTGACTGTGTACCTTGGCAAACATGGCACGCCTGAAAGCCTTGCTGCCTACCAGCAAACTCTGGCGCTCTTCTTTGCAACTGGGAAAATCAAACTTGAAAAGGATAGTTTGGTATCTACCAAAGAACTCGTGGACGGATTCCTCAATTGGGTAAAAACTCAGCACGACTCCCAATCCACAGAACCACGCAACCATGAACTGGCGCTTCGTGGTGTGGTGGCACTGTTTGGTGGTATCCCTGCGAAGGACTTTCGAGCACCTCAGATGACTGCTGTCAGAGATATGTGGATCCTCAAGGGCAACTCCGGCACACCTCTAACACGTGGCGTGATCACCAAGTATCAGCGCTACGTTGTCAGGTGCTTTCGGTGGGGCGTTGCCACTGAGCGAATACCCGCATCGTCTTGGGACGCTCTGAGGGCGCTGGAGAAGTTGAAGAAGCGAAGGTCAGCAGCTCGTGAGCCTGAGCGGGTCAAGCCAGTCTGCTGGGAGCATGTTGTTGCAATTAAACCACATGTCTCCAGACAGGTTTGGTCGATGGTCCTGCTGATGTGGCACACCGGCATGAGACCAGGTGAAGTGGTGTTGATCACCTGGCAGGATATCGACCGATCCAAACCGGTCTGGATCTATTCGCCCAACAAACACAAGACAGAGTATCGCGACATCGAACGACATATTGGCATCGGTAAGCAGGCGCAGGAAGTGCTTCTCGAATGGATTGATCGACCACCAGATGTGCCGATCTTTTCACCCGCCCAGGCTGAAGAGGAGAGACGAGCAATTTTGCGAGCGAACCGGAAGACACCAGTTCAGCCTTCTCAGACTAATCGTACCGTTGCCAAGCCTGCTAAGATCGCTGGCGATGCCTACAAAGCGTCCAGCTTTGGGAAGCGTGTTGGTGATGCTGCGGAAGCGGCTGGCTTGCCAAGGTGGTCACCAAACCGAATCCGTCACTCGTTCGCCACGCGAGTCAGATCAGAGATTGGCCTGCATGCCGCCCAGGTCGCTTTGGGGCATCAACATGCGGATGTTACTCAAGTCTATGCGGAGAAGGATTTGGAGCTTGTGATTGAAGTTGCGGAGAAACTCGGATGATCGTTAACCTACGCAACATAATTCAAGGGGGGGGGGGGGGGTAGTTTAGGTAAGTGCTTGTAAGGGGTAAAAATTTATTTTGAGAATCTTGTATAAATATTCTTGACTGTGATATCAAAGTGCGATATATTCATAAGTGTAAGGCAGAAACAAAACCAGCTAACGGGAGTCAGACAGATGATCGCAACCATGACCAAAGCAAAAACGTTCAAATTGACAGACGGCAGCAAGAGCGGTTCTTTCTATGTTGCTTGTTACTACACAGTTGTGGGCGACTTAGTAAAGGTTCAAAAATACATGCACGACTCATGGAACATGCTGCCAAGCGGTTGGAAGAAAGCTGAGTTTATGACGATCGAGGCTGCAAGAGCACACTATCGAAGCAATCTGGATCAAGGTTTCAAAGTCTAATCATCACGCGCCCCGGTTCGCCGGGGTAAACTTTAGTTGCCAAGGAGGGCAACATCATGGCCGGATGGACAATATCACTGAATTTCATGGGCTTCGGTTTGACTGTTGCCCAACAGCCTGAAGAGCAACAATGGATTCAACAGAGCCTGTCAAACGAGGCAGGGGGCGACCTAAGGTCGAGAAGACGCAAAGGGCCGAGCGTGTTTACAAGGTTGATGAAGCGCCGGGGCGAGCCATCCGGTTTGTCTTCTCGCTCTCAGCGGCAGACCGTGCAAAAATCAGCAGGGTGGCGAAGAAGAACGGCGTGATGGATTCCGAGCAAGTCCGGCGGTGGATACGTGAAGCGTTAGAATAATCCAAGGTAAATTTGACTCATGCCCGCTATAATTCAATCTCACAACACTGGCGAAGGCCAGAGCGGGATTGTTGGCGGGTATGTTCGCCCACCAGTGATCAGCAAACAAGGGGGTCGCCCGGATCGCTCTGGACACGCTTCTTCAGTTAAGATCACGATTGGCCCGCGGTTTACGAGGTGTGGGTTGCGGGCTATTAATTTTGTGCTTAGTTTACCAGCATCGTGACTCTAAGGGTTTGGGTGGTGTTGGCACCTGTTGCGGTGATGGAGCCGTTGGCTGGGATCGTCAAACCGGTTGCATTGGCAAACCATTTGATATGCCCGCCGGGAGTAATATTTGCGACTGGAAAGCCGGTGATATTTGAAGTCAGTACAATTGACGCATTTGTCTGGTCGTTTGAAACTCGCAAGTACCTGAGTGTCACAGGCGTGATGGTGTCGCCCAAAGAGGTGGTGCTGTTGCCAAAAGTAAAAGCGGTTCCGTTTGCAGTGATCGAACCGTCGATCAGGTGGGTGGCGTATCCGCTATCAACGGAGTTGGCCGTGGAATAAACATCGTCGATCTGAGCGGAAGATATTAGCAGACTTCCACCAGCAGCCGCCTTTTGCGAAGCCACCGTGATGTGGTCGTTTAATGTGATCTGCATACTTGGAATGGTCGCGTTTGCGGTTGACGTTCCGGTCGAGATTGTTGGCATGATTGGTCCTTTCTGAAGGATGAGTTAAACTTCAAGCACTTCGAGTTCGAGTGTACCCAAGTCTAAAGTCTGGTAAGTTCCGCCGCCTGGGTACGAAGTTGTGAGGGTGATGTTTGCTTTAGCGCCTTGAGTGTACGGAAGGGTTGACGAGAGGTTTGATGTAAACTGGTAGAGTGTTGTTCCTGAACCCTGAATCTCAATTGTGCTTGCAAAATTGTGACTGAAGGAGACTTGATAAGCCACACCGTTTGCAGTGGTGTTGGCCGATACGCTGGAACTGGTCACAGTAAACAGCCTGCGAGCATGGCTTTGTTTACTGGAATTCACTGACTGATATTGCGAAGGGACTGGCCAGTAATACCCGCCCAGGGTCATGTTCGATGCAGCCGAGGTGGTTTGGCCAGTGCGATAAATATAGAAGTATGTTCCGTTTGCATTTTGCACGGCAACAGGGACGTTCGGCAGGCCGGAAGGTAAAGCACCCACCACCGAATTGGAAATGAAAGTCGCCTTGATTACCTTGTGAACTGGAAATGCCCTGGTCACGTTCCTTGTGGTCAAACAGGCAGTCCCAGACGTGGTCACGTTCGGCACGGAACTGAAAGTTAAAGTCAGGTTGGTGGATGTGGTTTGATTTGCAAGCGGAACAACGAAATCACCGTCCTGATAAAACGTGATGCCAGGCGAATTTGCTGGACCGTTTGCCAGTATCCCGTTGGATGTGTAATGCGATACCGTCGAGTTAACCGGAGTGATGGACCAATTGTAATTGACCGTCAAACCTGTCTCCGTGACGGTGTTGCCTGTCGAGTCGATCCATTGGAACGTTGAGTTTGCCTGGTTGTAAACAGAAAGATTCGCTGTGCCGTTTGAGGTGGGCAAAGTGAAAGGCTTTACCGCTTGAAATGAGTAGTTCGTAGATCGCAAGAATTGCCCGTAAGCAGTCAAACGATTGTCGCCGGTGATGTTGGACGCAACAAGCGAGTCCGTCCATGTGTACGTTGTGCCACCCGTCAATGCACCGGGGAACTGTGGCGTGAAAGAGCATGTCTTTTGGATTTCGCAGTACATTTTGGGACCAGCTTGACCCACATCAGCAGTTAAGAATGGAGGGTTGCTGTAGTAAGCCTTGGATCCACCGTCATAGACTACGCCCGTTTCTCCTTCGTTTCTCCAAGTGGGTGTCATCCATGAAATCGCATTTGATACGCTGTTTGCTGGTCCTTGCCAAATAGAACCATATGGAGGACTAAACGTAAAGTAGGTTGCATAGAAGTCCCAGATCCTCCACCGTTTTCCGTAGCAGTCGTATTCCATAAACAGCCTTGGTGCGTCATATTGCCCAGTAGTGCCGTTGGCCACATACTGTATTTCACGCTCTTCCATGATGGTGTTCATGGTAAATCTGGCATCGACATAAGTGTCATAATTTGGAACATAACCATAAAAATAAACGTAGCATCCGGCAGGTTGCTGATTTAAGGCTAAAAAAAAAGCACCTGACCGGTTCTTGTGTCTCTGTGCGCTGGTCGAATCATGCCGATGGTGACGCTGCCATCATTGTACTCATAGGCTGGATCGTAAGTGATATTCCCAGATGTCGTCAAATTATTCCATTTGCCTGTGGAGTCCCGATAAACCTGAACCCAAGAGTATTTTCTGGGAGTCGAGGAGTCTTGCGCAGTCAGGCGAATATCTAAGTCGCGAACAAGTTCCTGCTTTGGTCTTGCGTCATTCATGGCTTGTTGCATGCTCCTCCACGATAGAAACCAAGCGTTCGTTTCGTTGGCACAGTCTTGAAAGTATACCCGAATTGAACCGTTGCCATCTCGCTTGCGTTCACAGAAATATTGAAATTGGATATCAGGATGTAGCCTTCATACGTCCATGAACCCGCCGTGATGATCAGATACATCTTTGAGCCTGCACGCACGCTGGCAGGGTCGTTTGTGTGGTCGGTGTCGCTGGCTGTAACAAATCCATCGACGGTCCCTGAGATTGTGGTGGGTCCAGAATAGCTGTCTGTGAATCCGTTGTAAGCTGTGGTGCCGATAGTGGTGATGCTGGATGATTCTGTGGCCGATATAGATCCATGCTCGATGATGAGAGGATTGGCGTCAGCCGGTCCAGTTCCTACCGCACACCATGAATAGTTGACCCGGTTGCCGTTGCCTGCAATGAAGCCACGTCCGGTGAATGGTCGGTTGAGTGCTGCCATACCAGAGCCTCCTTAGACGGCAATTGAAACAGGTGGTTTTGGAGCTGTGGAGAGAATGCCGTAGTAGAAGAGGGTGCTTGTATAGTCCTGATAATTGTAGCTGCGGAAAATGTGCGAGTTCTTTGGCCCAGAGGTTTGGGCCACTCCGTTCGTGATCACAGGCGCCATCGTTGACCAGGCCATCAGCTCTGATGTAGCGCCCGGGTATTTGGCACGGATGGATTCCGATGGTCGAACATCGGTCGGTGCGTCGATCAGGTTCCAGTCTTGTGGCTTGCTCTCGAAGTTGTGGGTGATCTTGTAGCCGGGATAGCCCAGAGGCGACATGCTGTATTCGTTGTCGCTCCCAAGGTAAAGCAAAGTTCCAGCCGCCCAGATGGAAATATCCTTGCGGTTGACTGATCCTCTCATCTTGGTCATGTTGGCCAGGTTGACAAGCGATGCATCCACCCACGGGAATTCAATGCGAATCACGTCCTTGGCATCGACTCTGGGCATGGGTTTGTTCAAAGGTGCAAAGGTGCCGTTGGCAAAGTCTGCTCCAGCTCCACCAGCAATACCGGCAGCGGTGTATTTGGCAGCAACCGTGTTGTTCTCGCCAAACTCCACGAACTCGCCTGAGCCTTGCATGGTCACCCAGCAACAGTTCAGACCCAACGTGTTTTCAGGTTCCTGCATCCACTCTACAGAGACCTCGGCCAGATCCGCATTTTCGAGCGTGTTGACGCCTGAGTTGAGGTCAACAGATGTGCCGTTGGCGTTGAGCGTGTTAGGTGCGTAGCTATCAAGAATTTTAAAGGACATCTTTTGGGCTGTGAGTGCCGAAAGAAGCGTCTGCTGGATCTTGGTTTTGTAAGGATAGCTAGCCGTTGGGCCACCGTTTTTGCGTGCAAGAAAACGGTCTTTACTGTCGATCAGAGTCAAAGCCAATTGCAGGTTGGCCGCAGTACATGGGACAATCCAACGGCCTGTGTAGGTAACGGAATTTGCTTCAGCGGTGTAGCCGAAACCGTCGGTTACGGGTGTCCAGCCAGGGAAAATCATTTTAGGCTCCTACCAGTTGAGGGGAACGGTCTGGGCCGGGTTTCTTTGTGGCCATGTCTACGGCACCGGTTCTCCCGCCTGTGGGTGAAGTATTAGCCGCAATCTTTTCCAAGACTGTTAGTTGCTTGTCTGCTGTTGCTGCGTTGTTCAATAAAGCGGAAAACGACGATCGCTGTGGACCTTGTTTCTTTTCCGTGGAAATGGTTTTCCCCGGCATTTCACCAATCGCACCCGGCCCAGTCGGCACATTTAACTTCAGGGCCGCAGAGAGAGAGGCTTTGTCGGCATCACGCTTGACATTTGCTTCAGCCAGAGTGGCCCCAGCCTCTTGATCCATCTGCTCTCGCCTCTGTCCCAACTGTTCCACGATTGCCGTCATACCTTCGCCCAGGCTGATGCCCATTTGCTTGGCGATAAAGCGAAACGGCTGAATCAATAGATCAATTCCCTGAGCCAGTCGATAACCCAACTCAAGAGCCATCCGGCCAAAGATCCCTTGGAATCCTCCAAAACCGATAATCGCATCACGAAAGAATCCGCCGACAGCGCCCAAAACAGACATGAACCATCCACCTACAGTTATCAAGCCTTGGCCCAACGGGATAATCACACCCACGACAGCCGCCGCAAGACCATCTGCCATGTCAATGATTGTGTTTCGCATCTGGTCGATGAAGCCTGTGAATCCCTCAAAACCTGCTCCACCAATCGCACTTAAAATGACAGATTGCAAATAGGCAAAAGCCTGAGTCACAGGCTGAATGGCCTGGCCAAAATTGGTCATCATCGTTTCGATCGAGTTGGCGTTGGTCCGCTGCATGTTGGAAGTCGAAAGCCGAGTGTTTGCAAAGTCGCCTTTGGCTCGTTGCGTCTGTTCCATGATGCCTTGGGCGATAGCCTCACCCATCGGCAGTCCGGTCTTCTTGAGGCTTTCGGCATCCAAGAAAACCTTGTATTTCCGCATGACCTGGAATTCACCAGCAAATGCTGATTGCAGATCCTCACGAATCTTGGCCGGGTCGATGTTATCCTGAGATGCGATATCACCCACTCTGGCTTCCAGGTGCTTGGCCGTTTCGATAGCCTTGCCGGTCTCAGTGCCAAGACCCTTCATGGCCATGGCCGAGCCTGTGATGGACTCCAGAATGTCCTTCATCTGACCTTGGCCACTGCTTTGCAGCTCGGTCGCAAACTTCACTGCATCGGCTGTGGCATCGCCCATCAACACACCTGTTTTGCTGAGTGTCTCGTTGAGATCAGCACCACGAGTAGATGATTCGCTGATTGCTGATCCGATCCCTCGCACAGCCGCCCCGGCAGCATTGATTGCAGCCATCGCAACAGCAGCTCCACCACCCATGATGGCACCGGCCAGCAGCCCCTTGCCTCCACTGGAGACAGCCCCGCCCATGCCTTTCAGCATGGACTTGGCTTTCTCTAGGCCGCGACCAAGCATCGCAGTGTCAGCACCGATATTGACAAACAGGTTTCCAACGTTCGCCATCAGTGCACCTCTTCCCAGTCATCCGGCACAGATTCCATCACTTCGTTCAGAGTTTCGCGGCTCAACTGGCCTGTCAGGTCAGGCTTTTCCACCATCAGAACCATGATCTGCCAAGGCGTCAGCTCCAGAACATCCTGATACCGCATGTGGCCCTCTAAGACCAATCGCCTCATCAGATCGTGCCAGTTGACGCCTGAGAGGTGCTGTCTTTTGGGTCGTCTGCGCTCCGCCCGGTGATCGCAAACATCAGCAGTTTGATGAGTGCTGTCTGGTAAGGAATGGAATCAACCAGCGCCTTAACCTCATCCTGCGTCACGGTCTGGTTCCGCTTCAAACCGTGGTACAAAACAGCTTGCTGAACTTCACGCGAGCTGAACAGATAGGCTTGGCCATCTTCACTTTCTGGTAGTGGTGGCCAGTAAGCATATTGCCGCTTGGCTTCTTTCCAAATCTCTTTAGCCGTGGCTGGTGGCAGGTCGCGACAGGCTTCTTTGGCGTCAGTCAGTGGATTGGGAACAATGCCCCGAAGCACGTTGCCAATTTCAGCTCTATCGCCAGCAGTCAGCTCGGAAAGTATCCAGCTCCGGCTGTTGAGCCGGAACTGAAATTTGCGAGCGATCAGGTCATCAATATCAAAGACCATAGAAAATCTCTCTCAGGTGTTAAACGCAGTTCACAATACCGATAACTCGTGTGCGTGGATCGCCGTTGTTTTTCAGCGACAAATCCAGCGTGACAAAGTCGGCAGCATCCAAAGATGTTTTGAGCGATTCGAGCATGAATTCGCCCTCGTAGTTGAGTGATCCTGCAACCAGGTTGGCGTTCAAATAGTCGCCAGTTTTAAACGGCAGCACAGTCCCGTTTGCGTTGCCTGTGCCTGTAACCGACGAGACGAAAGCATTGACTTCAATGCTGACGTCCAACGAGCCGGCAGCACGGATCTTGCCAACACAGTTCACATTCGCTTCAGCAACCGACACGTTATCGTCCAGCGAACCAGATTTTGCGATCAGGTTAATAGCTAAAGTTGCGTTGGCTGTGCCTGTGGTTTGATCCAGTGGAGTCAGTGTGATGGTCCCGTTCTTGAACGTGACCGGCTTGCCCTTCATGGCCATATGTAACCTCTTTCAATTGTCGAAGATTTCGACTTTCAGTGTGAACTCGAAGACCCAAACATCCAACTGACCAACCTTTGCCGGACGTGCCAAACTATCCGGTTCGATTTGAACCGAGGTAATCTTGTCGCCCGCCAGAGTGTCCATTTTCTCTATTGCTGATTCGCCAATTGACCAGGTCGATTCCGCCGATGTGGTCAAGATCGAGATTCGGTAGTTGTGCGAGTCCATATAGGACCCAGCCGAAAGCGGAGTGCGTGAAAACCCGGTTGCTTCCATCACGGCCAATGGTGGAACAAGCGGGTCAGGTGCATATTCCAGCCATAAGCTGGGAAGCCCAGTTTGTGCAGACCAGTGCGATTGGATAACCAGCGGGACGTTGTAGCTCATGATGCCACCACCGGCACAGGAGTGCGACAAATGACCGTTAGAGCGGTGTTGTGGCCCAGTCCAGCGGCCTCAGATGAGGTTGAAACCTGTCCAGTCGCAACCCGGCCTGAAGCGGTCAGCACCTTAACCCAATGGTTCGTGGTCAACGGCCATGATCCAGCCAGGTACACAGAGAATATCTGGGCCTCACCTTCGATCGGCGGTCCATCACGCTGGATGGACTTAAAATCGACTCGGCATTTTGGCGTGCCGATCACGGTCAGAGTCTGCACCGGTTGGCCCATGGAACCTTTGGCGTTGGCTTCCAGGTAGATCGTTGCACAGGAGTTTAAAAGTCGTTCCGGCAATGGCATCTTTCCCTCTTTCGATTTAAACTGAGGCTCTTTGAATTGCTTGCTCGAACCGGTCCATAATTTCCGCTTGCTGCGATTCCATGGCCGGTCGCATGTACGGACGAGGAGGCAGATTAATCATCCCTTTACCGCCAAGCTCTTGAATTCGTGCATACTTCAAACCTTGCATGGGTCCTACTTTGGCGTGTAGTCCGCCTCGTGATGGCTCAACAACAATCTTTTGGAGGTTGCCACTTTGCTTATGAGGTGGCGAGCCAGGTGCAGAAGCAGTCGTCCAACGATTCTGAGGTGGACCATACCAATAAATCCGGCTGGCACCCTTGTGAGTCCCACCGAATCGCAGCGTGGATTTGCGGCCCTTGACCGTCTTCAAGCCTTGGACCTTTTTTAATCCGCTGGAGAATGTCAAGGCGTTTTTCTGAGTTGCATTTAAACCTTTGAAAGCCTTGCTTTTCTGCTTGTTTAGAGCGTTTGCGGCGGTCTGACCCGGTTTGTTCAGCAGTTTGACAGCCGCTTTTCGGACCTTCCCAGCAGAAATGCGGATAGCCTCGGATAATTCTTTATGGAGGCGAGCTTTGTACGCTTCGCCATTCCATTCTAATCGAAAGTCTCGACTGATCATCCCATCACCACCACTCTGTAAGGCTGAAGCAGTTGTGTCACAAGTGCTGGCAGGACGCTACCAGAGTTTAAGATTTGATACATGGCGGAGTAGTCACCGATGCGTTCCATCTGGAGCGGTGCCGGATTCTGACCATTGTTTTTTAAATGCACAGCCGTTAACGCGATCGCCAATTTCACATCGGCAGTCAAATCAGCAGGCAGAAAAGTTCGAGCGCAATACTGGTCAATCAATGACGATGCTGCTGACAGGTAGGCCACGGCAGAGGCAGCGGACCATGTGCCGATCACGTCCGTATATGTCGTTGCTTCAGATTGCGAGATGTAAGCGGCCATTGTTTTACCTCAAGTTAAAATGAGACCCGGCGGGCAGGGAGGACCCGCCGGGCTGACCAACAAAACCAAACTCAGGAAACGGCTTCTTTGAGGCTAGCAAATGCGCTGGCATCTCGAACAGCACCGCCGATGCGGTACTTGTAATTCAGCCGAATCAGGTTATCACCTTGCTTAGACATGTCGTCAATGATGACCGTAAAGCCTTGGCGGACGAGCAGGTAGTATTCCTGAAAGTCACCAATCAGGATCGAGCGGGCAGCGGCCACACCACTTGCTGGCATGTACTCGACATAATTCACAGGAACTCCGAACATTTGATAGCCCGGAGCGTTCTGGAACGTGCCTTGTTGGAAGCCTGAAAGCAGTGGAATTCCTTGGGAATCCTTCACCTTGTAGAGCTTGCCATGTGTGGAACGATTCATAATCCAGCTCAAATTGGAACTGTATGATTCCTTGAAGGAAAAGAACAGGTCCGCCAGGTTGTCGTAAATCTTGGCGTTATCCACGCCGAGGCTTGCCGATGTGCCTGAAAGCTGTGTGCCGATCCCGGTGTTGGCCAGAATCGCTTCAAGCGAGTCAGAAAGCGTGGTCGCCGAAAAGACTTCCTTATCAATTCGGTTTGCAAACAATTTGCTCGACTCTTGTTGCAGGTAGCTGGACATTCCCGGTGCATCTTGAAAGAAGTCAGCCGAAATATCCTGAACCATCGTGCCGGTCTTGGCGGTGATGGTGAGCTGCGAGAACGGCCCGGTGTCGATCGCCGTGGCTGTTGGGCTTTCGCCCTTTGTTGGACGATTGTTAGTGCCGATGGTACCGACACGACCACTGTCCGTGTTGGTGTCGGTATTTTTCGGGAACGTGACACTCGAAACATTCGTCGTAATCACTCGACAGAGTTGCAATGCCTTCGGTGTGACCGAGCGTTGCGTGATCACATCAAAACGGAAGTCTGGGGCGACAGCATTGGAACCGTTTGTGGACGATGCCAGAGTCATGGCCTTGGAGAAAGGAATAAAGAATTCATTCCATCCAAGATTCCTGTCGCCACCTTTGCCGTATCTTTCAAGCATGTCGCGATGATTGCGGCTTGTCACGCGATCGACGTTACCACGGGCCTCCAGAAGCCCTTCAAACGCTTTGCTATAGTCGCGAGATGAAACCGCTTCCGTGTCTGTCAGGCTGGCAAGGTCGCCACCGTCGATCACCTGGCCGCTGCGACGGTCGATTGTGGCCGCCTTGTAGGTTGGCTGTGGGCGCTGTGGCTTGGCCGACAGGCTTTCGAGCATGGCGTTGGCGTTTTCAACAGCCTTGACCAAATAGTATTCCTTGTCACAGGCTTCAAGCCGATCATTGGCGGCTTGCAGGTCGGCAGACTTTTCAGCCCGAACATCGTCCGGAGCCGCAAGAATTTCATCACGCAATGCAATCACGCTGGAAGCGAGTGCGATGCGGTCTTCGGCAATGGATGCCGCAGAGCGGATTTCGTTTGCAATACTCATCTTAAGAACCTTTCGTTTACCGCTTGGCGGCGGTCAATATCGAATCAGCCAAT